GTTTTAACCATGAAAAAAGCACTCATTGCCGTTTGGTTTGCCATGACCGCCTCACTGGTCTGGGCATCTTGCACGACTCACACGATCATGCAGGGAGGCCGCATGGTTACTTGCACGACCTGCTGCTACGGAAACAATTGCAACACAACCTGTTTCTGAGTTATATTGGTTTGGAACCCGGCTAGGTGGGGCCTGATCTCCCTACCGAAAAGCGAGCCTCCCCGCCTGCCGATGGTTTCTTTTTGTGGAGGACAGCGGAAGGAAAATTTATGCGATTGCAGCCCAAAAACTGGGGCATCTTTCAACATTACAAAGATCGGTCCCCACCGTGGATCAAACTCCACCGTGATTTACTTATCAACCGAGATTTCATCTGCTTGCCTATTGCTAGCAAGGCGCTAGCACCATTGCTTTGGTTGCTAGCAAGTGAGTCTAAGGATGGCATTTTTGATGCCTCTTTTGAGGAACTTCAATTTCGTTTGCACATCTCCAGAAAAGAATATGACGAAGGCATTAAGCCATTGATTGATAAAGAGTTTTTTGCTGTTGCTAGCGGTGTGCTAGCAGAGTGCAAGCAACTTGCTATCCCAGAGACAGAGAGAGAGACAGAGAAAGAGGAGAGGCAGAAGGTGCAGCGCGGTTCGCGCTTGCCAATCCCATTTATGTTTCCTGAACACTGGATTCTTTTCTGCCGACAGACTCGACCAGAATTGAATCCAAACGATGTGTTCGATCAATTTGTTGATTACTGGGTTGCTCAACCTGGTCAAAAAGGCGTAAAGACAAATTGGGATGCAACCTGGCGTAATTGGGTTCGCAGACAAAGCGTCCCAAAGATTGCTCCTGCCGACATTGCCAGAATCACTGTGCCTGGTAGCCAAGAACGTGACCCTGCCCTTGTCAAGCTGGATCTGGACCGTCAGAAGGCCAAACCACCGTCCTTGGAAGTCTTGGCAAAGATGGCGGCATTAAGGGGTAAAGCATGAACCGAGATGACATCATCCGCATGGCGCAGAAGGCTCATTTAGTGATGTATGACTATGACCATCCTAGCCTTGAACGCTTTGCCGCCCTTGTCGCCGCCGCAGAGCGTGAGGCGTGTGCTCAGTCGCTGGACAAACAAGCGGACCTTGCCGCTGATGAGATTGACAGGCAGTGGGCGCAAGAAATGGCAGCATCTGTCCGCGCAAGGGGGGAAGCATGAGCAAACTCAAAACTCTCACCATTCCAAATCACCACAAAGTCAACGCCAAGGCGGTCTTGAATGAGGCCATTGACGAAGAACCAGATACTACGATCGTGCTGTCATTCTGGTACGACAAAGGCCAGTTCAAGATCAAAACCTCTTCAACACCAGACCGGCTCACTTTGATCGGGATGCTGGAAGAAGCCAAGGCCAAAGTTATTTCGGATGGGTATGCATCATGAAACAATTAAGCAAACTGCACGCGGAAGCCGTTGCCAAGGCAAAGACAGACGATGCGAAAGTCAAAGCCGCAGCGGTTGCAATGATTGAAACGCCGATGGAGATGATCCGCGCCATCTTGCTCAAGCACGAGCAAGCAGTCATTGAGGTGATGAAGGAGTTGTCTGAGGAGCGTGATCGTGCGCTTGACCTGCTGCGCCGCGCAGAGACAGAGATGCGCTACGCCGGATGGAACAAGTACGAGACAGACAACAGCGCCCGCAACGGCGTGTACGAGCAGATCGTGGGGTTTTTGAAATGAAAGAAGACATCATCAGCATGGCGCGGGAGGCTGGGATTTCACAATCCCATGCGGAAGGCATGGCTGATTTTCTTGAACGCTTTGCCGCCCTTGTCGTTGCAGCAGAGCGTGAGGCGTGTGCAAAGGTGTGCGAGAGACGAGGCATGGTGAAGGGGGGTGAAGTTTTTGCCGCAAGAATCCGAGCAAGGGGACAAGCATGAATTTATTTGAAGCCAACAAAATCCTTGACCGACACAAAGAGGGAAGCCATGCGTATTCGCTCCTCACCATCACAAAAGCCCTCTATCTCACCGGAGACATTGGAACACATGAGGAATTGCGAGGCCCGGGATTGGATAAAGAGATACCGGGAGAAGATGAAGGAAGTTGGACCGAACGAAGCCAGGAGATGGTGGGATAGAACAGTCAGCCATATTGAGCGAATAAGAGGCCAAGATGCTGCATTCGATCTCAGACAAAGAATGAACAAATTTAAGGATATTTGATGACATTCGTAATTCATTTTCACGTTGAGGGCATACCTAAAGCAAAAAAGCGCCCTCGGTTTCGCCAGTTCAATGGCATTGTTCAGTCCTACACCGACAAAGGAACCCGAGAGTACGAAGATCATGTCCGGTTGACCTCCCAAACCGCGATGGGGACAACCGAACCCATAGAAACCGCTGTGGGCGTTTATTTGTACATCAGGCTACCCATCCCTAAGTCGCACTCAAAAAAACGCACTGAGGACTGTTTAGAGGGCCGGGAGAAGCCAATTAAGAAGCCAGACATTGACAACTTGGCGAAATCCTTGCTGGATGGCATGAACGGGGTGGTTTTTAAGGACGATTCCCAGATCGTTTCGTTGCACTGCACAAAAGTGTATTCAAGCGAACCTGGGGTGGACATTATGGTGAGGGAGGAATTGGAATGATTAAAGCAATGAAACAGGCGCTGGAGGCGTTGGAAATATTAGCCCGTTACGAAAATCCTGAAACCAGGATTCAAGTCAGGAAGCCTAAAGACGGTGGCCCAATAGTGACCATGTATCCCCATAAAGTTGCGTCAGATGCGGCTCAATTCCTACGCCAAGCCATAGAGCAGGCTGAGAAGCAAGAGCCTGTGGTTTGGATGTACCAAGATAAAAGCACTCACGAGGTGCGTTTTCAAAAACACATGAGAAGTTTTGTTGACCACGGTGCGACATACGAAACACCCCTCTACACCACCCCACAACCACAGCGTGAACTTAATTGCGTGTGTGGGGCTGTTTGGGAAGGCGACGAAATGGTTTGTGTGCCGCACAAGCGTGAATGGGTTGGGCTGACGGATGAGGAAATTGCTTTGGTGTGCGCTGAATGCGCGGCATCTGCACATAACTGGGACGACATCAGTTTTGCCCGAGCCATCGAAGCCAAACTCAAGGAGAAGAACACATGACTCCTGAAAAATCAGCAGAATCAATCCGAGAAAAAGCACCGCACTATGGCAGAGCAAAAGGATTAAGAACTCATCTAGAGGAATTTAGACGGGTTCAAAAAGCGATATTGATGAAAGATGCGCTGACAAAAGGAATTGAAGCTGCTAATGCACAAGAAAGAGAAGCGTTGGCAGATCCTGAATATAAAAGATTAATAAAACAATTGGCTGATGCAATTGAGGAGGAGGAGACACTTAAATGGGAATTAGAAAGCCACAGACTTGATATTGAGATTTGGCGAACACGCCAAGCAAGTGAAAGACTGCAAATAAGGAGCCATGAATGACCGAACAAGACCTGATTAAATTCAAAGAATTGTCCATGCAAGACGGGCGATTAAATCTGCAATGGTTTGCTGAATATGTTGCCCAGGCAGAGCGTGAAGAATGGGCAAATGAGTTTGCTGGTTTGGGCGAATGGAATGCCGTACACATTCTTGAAAATAGAGAAGCTATCCGCGCAAGAGGCGAATCGTGACCGGCTGGCGCAAGCGACAAATTGAGAACCTTATGTTTCAAAAACGCCAATATGTCCGTAGCCAAAAACTATTGAAAGCCGTGTCTAAGCTGGATTGCCAGTGCTGTGGGGCTGGTGGACCAACTCAAGCGGCGCACTCCAATTGGGGCGGCGGTAAAGGTAAGGGAATCAAAGCTGACGACAATCTTACAGCGGCGCTGTGTTTGAAGTGTCACTATGAGATTGACCAGGGCAAGAACCTGACCAAAGAAGAACGGCAAGAAAAGTGGTTGAAGGCACACAAGAACACTGTGGCTTTACTTTTAGTCCGTGGGGAGTGGCCTGAGAATGTGCCTGTGCCACAATGGGATGCCTGACCGTCTGGGTTGTCTCCTCCCGCAGTTGCCTTGGTCGGGTGGGGGGTTTCTTGCCCCCCTCTTTTTTGTTATAGTGAAACCATGAATGATGAAGTTGCCGAATTTGTCGCTACGTTGCTGCACTCCAGCACCGTTACGCATTTCATGCACTGGTCAACTGACAGCTACGCCAAGCACCAAGCCCTTGGTGAGTACTACGATCAAATCATTGATCTGACGGATCAGTTTGCTGAAGCCTACATGGGCAAGTATGAGCAACTCAAAAAGTTCCCCTCTGAATTTCACGATGGCAAAGATCCCGTGAAGTATTTGGAGAGCATCAAATCCTTTGTGGGCGAGGCAAGAGAGCATCTTCCGCAGGATAGTGAACTGCAAAATCTAGTTGATGAAATTGCAGATCTGATCAACAGCACCCTGTACAAACTCAGATTCTTGGAGTGACAAAATGGCAGAAATTATGAAGAAAGAGCCGAAAGGCTACGGCACTCACGCAACCATGAAGGGCAACCCTTCTGCTGCTGACACCGCTGGCGAGCGCAAAGGCACGTTTAAGGGCATGGTTCCGAGTGGCGAGAGCGAAATGGTTAAGGGTGGCGACAAGAAGTTTGACGGTGGTCGTCACTCTGGCATTTGCTACACTCACACCCGTAGCGCCTACAAGTAAAGCGAAATCCGCAAGGTGAGTCACCACCAAGCGGATCTCTAGCCACTAAAAAGGAGGTTTTAATGGTTGGAAAGCATTTTAATTGCGGAGCCTGCCGTTTTTGGCAAGACCAGAACATCATTGGTCTTTGCCGCAGGTATCCCACGCATCAAAACAAGCACAAGCACGACTGGTGCGGTGAATGGGTTTCGTCTGAAGAACCCGCCATAGTTGCTCTCCCTGTTGTTGAGATGAACCAGGAAAAAACAGTCGAAGGTGCTCTGGCAAGATGGGAAGAAGCCAAGCAAGCATTTGACAAGCCCAAGCGCAAATACACACGGAGGCAAAATGTTGATCCCTCTGCGTGATCGCGTTGTCGTTCGTCCTCAAGCCAGGACTTTGAGCGAAATCATCCAAGTTGTTAACACAGAACCCTTCAATGAGGGCACAATTGTCGCTGTCGGCCCCAACGTGACGGAAGTTCAGGTCGGGGATTTCATTAAATACGGCAACGGGGATTATTTGAACTGGCCTACCCACCGCATTGATGGGCAGGACTACCAGGTAATCCAAGAAGCCGACATTGCTTGTATCGTTCAGGCTGATTAGAATCAAGTGGCCTAACCTTAAGGAGTAATCATGGCAACCACCTCGACCAATAGCATTGCAACTGGCGTTGCTTATGCTGATCCTTCCGTCAACCTAGTTGGATTTAAATCCTACACCGTAGCGACTGTGCCTGCCGCCAGCCCCGCCGGTTTGGTGATTTGGGTGACCAACGGAGCCGCAGGTTCGCCTTGCCTGGCTCTGAGCAACGGTTCCGTCTGGAAGCGTGTTGACGACCCGGCAACCACGATCAGCGCGACCTGATGGGGAGGGGGAAACCCCTCTTTAAAAAGAGATAAAAAATGAAAGAAAAACTGCAAAAGAGACTGGCTGAACTGCAACAACTGGCAAAACAGCATGAAAGCGTGCTGCTCCAGATCACGGGTGCAATTCAGGAAGTAACCAACATGATCAGCCAACTGGAGGCAGAAAATGCCGTTACAGAAGTCAAAGAGTGAAAAAGCCTTCAAAGAAAACATCAAGGCTGAAGTAAAAGCAGGCAAGCCGATCAAGCAAGCCGTAGCAATTGCTTACAGCACCAAACGAGAAGCCCAAAGCAAAGCTAAAAAGAAGTGAAGATCACAGAAAAGAATGTCGCAGAACTAATACCTTATGCTAACAACAGCCGCACCCACAGCGATGAGCAAGTGGCACAGATTGCGGCAAGCATCAAGGAATTTGGCTGGACAAACCCAATTCTGATTACCGACAACAGCATCATTGCAGG